CCGGTCAGGACACCGAAGCCGATCAGCGCAGCGCCAAGGATGACGCTGCCAAGGCCTTTGCCTGCGCCTGCCGTCACCGGCACGATCTTGATGGCTTCGTCCGCCGGAAGCGCGAGCGTGTCCAGATCGCGCGGGTCTTTACCGACCAGCACCCGGTATCCGGGCGCTGAATGCGCGGCGAGATAGGAGCGAAAGCCGGGGATCGTCGCGCACAATGCGCGCACGGCCTCGGCTGGCGAGCGCACATCGTAGCGATGACGACGGCCAAAGCGCTTGCCAAGATGCCCGTAGAGCAGCACGGTCAGCATGGCGCGCCTCCGCATAGCAGGCTGCGATGGCGCAGCACATGGGTGGTGACATGCCGCCAGTAGCCGCCGTAAACGTCCAGGCTGGACAGTCTGCCGTGGCAGTGATGGATGAGATGCCCGTCCACGTCGATCACACCAGCGTGATTCGGCACGGGCGAAGCGACCTGCATCAGCACCGCGTCATGCGCGCGCGGGCCGTCCTGGACGGCGACGAATCCGGCCGCCGCGAAGTTGTCGAGATAGAGGTCGCCGCCATTGAGCCACCAGTCGTCCTCGCGCGCGTAGTCAGGCAGGTCGATGCCGCAGACCTCGCGGTAGTAGTCGCGGCAGAGCGTGTAGCAGTCCAGCACGCCATGGACGAATGGCCGCCCGATGAGCGGGGCACGGTAGCCGGACGGCTCTATTATCCGATGCTCGCCGGTCGGGTGATTGACGATCAGCCATGGAAGCCCAGTGCGCTCGCACATGACGCGATCCGCCTCCGACGGATCGGGCGGCAAGTAGGGATGGCTGTGGCAGACCGCCACCACCTCGCCAATGTCCTCGGCCATCGCCTGATCCTCAGGATGGATGGCGAACTCGGCTTCGCCAGCGATGTTGCGGCAGGGCACATAGCGCAGGCGGCCCTTGACGACCACCGCCAGCCCGCAGGCTTCGCGCGGCGCTTCGCGGGCTGCGTGCGCCGTCACGTCGGCAAGAATGCCGGTCAGATCGATCATCGTATCAACCCCGCTGCCGGGAACCCGCCAAATGGCAGATCGCCGTACTGACCGAAGCGCATCCTGCACGATGCCAGACGCTTGCCGCACTGGTCGGCAGCCATGCTGGTGGTCGGCTGGTCGTTGATGTCCGCCACCGCGCCGCCTGTATATCCGCACTCGGCAGAGCGGTAGCGCCATGCGCAGACGTTCTGCACCACCTGACGGCGCGGCAGCATCACGCCAGCCAGATCGAATGCCGCCGACAACTCGAACTCCACCAGCACCTTGTTCTCTACGCTCTTACGGTCGATGAACCAGATTTCGCGGTCGATCCACTGATTCGGGTCCGCCTGCGGGTTGCCAGCCGAGAAATTAACGGCGTCCAGATACTTGACGAAGGTGCGCGTGCGGGTGAGCTTCGCGCCGACAAGGGAATCCGCCACAGCGCCGATGAGCCCGGTGACGTTGGCGACGGCAAGCTTGGGCCTTGGCAGCGCGCCATTGCCGCGCCTCTCGAAGCCTGACGCCTCGATTGGGAAGCGCGTGTAGGTCTGCCCTGCCCACACGATGTCGTTGCCAAGCTCGTTGGGCCCGTGCGGCGTGAAGCGCAGCACGTCCGTGCCGCCCACTACGGTGGTGTCGAGCTCGTAGAGCTCAACGATCGCGCCGGGCGCGAAACGCTGGATGTCAGCGCTAACCGTCACTCAAACACCTCCTCGAAGGCTGCTTGCAGCACGCCGCCGCCGCCAGCATCGAAGCTGCGCGACCACTTGCGGCACACCCATTTCCCGGAAGCGCCATCTAGGGCAGTCCAGTCGAATGACTCGACTCCGCCGCGCGCACGCAGGAATCCTTCCGCCGCTGCCAGCGTGGCGTCATCGGCGGCCAGGCGCACCGTGTACTTGCGCGGCATGGTGTGGATGCCATCCGCCACGCGCTGCTCGTAGCCGTCGCCCATGCGCGCCACCTTGACGCGCGGCTCGATCTCCAGCGCCTCGCCTGCGGCAATCGGCCAGGTCCAGGTAGCCATGTGTCAGGCCGCCGCCAGCAACCCGCCGGGGCGCTTCTCAGCCACCAGCACGCCGCGCACGGCGGCCTCGATGCGCCGCCCCAGCTCGGCTGCTGACCGTGAATCGCCCTGCACCAGCGCACCCGAATCGGTATTGACCACGACCGACACGTTGTTGACCGTTCCGCCCACCGCAGGCACCGCACCGCCCGAGGCGAAGGCCAGCCGCCCCATGCTCATGCTCGGCACCAACCCGCCGCCGTTGATGGCGTGCAGCATGTCAAGACCTATGCGGCGCACGGCGTCGCGACGGATGACGAACTCGCCCGGCGTGAGCATGGCGGGTACGGTGTCGCGGGTGCCCGTTCCGGGGACGGGGCCGCCGGTGGCGAAGAACTTCATCCCGCCAAGCAGACTGGAGAAAAAGCCGCCTATTCCGCCACCGCCACCGCCGATGCCACCAAAAAGCTGCTCGGCCAGCTTCTGCGCGGCAATGCGGTTGATGGCCGAGATAACGGAGCGCGCGAAGTCGAGGAATGCTTCCTTGGCGGTCTTCGCGCCGCTGCCGATCTGCTCGAACATGGAAGCGAAGGCGTTTTTGAACTCCGTGTTGATGGCGTCGGCTACCGGATCGACGACGGTTTTCGCCCCAAGCAGCGCCGTTTTCCACTGCTCTATCTTGGCCTTGGCATCGTCCCCAAGGACGTTGGCGATTGCCTCCATCTTTGGCAGAAGTGCTTCCATCGCGCTGGCGGCCTGACGATGGGAATTGGCGATCATCTCCTGCGCCTGACTGGTGGTAATCAGCCCCGCCTGCGCCTGCGCGTTGGCCGACTGCTCGGCGTTGCGCATGCGCTCAAGGGCCAGACTCCACTTGCGCTCGAAGTCGTCCAATTCGGCCTTCTTGGCGGTCAGGTCAACGAGCTTCGCACCGAGTTTCGCGCCTTCGGCGTCGTTGCCAAGTCGTTCCAGCATGGGCCGCAGGCTGCGCTCGACCGCAGCGAGGCGCATCTCCGGCGTCTCCGTGCCGGTCATCTTGGCGATTTCGTCCTGCGCTTCGGCCACCGCGTCGCGGATTTCCTGCAATGCTTTTTCGCGGTCGATCTCCAGCTTGAATTTAGCCGAGACTTCCTTGCCGTTCAGCGCATCGAGTTCGGCGCGCAGATTCGCCGCCGACACCTTCGCGTCGTTGAGTTTCTGGGTTATCTCTGCCTTCTGGTTGGCGTCCTTGGGCTTGATGTTGGAGAGTTTGGCTATCAGGTCTTCCTGCGCGGCCAACTCGCGTGTGAGTTTTTCACGTTCTGTGGCGAATTCTTGGGTGTCCAGTGCTTCCTTAGCATTCCAGTAGTCAGAAACACTTACCAGACGCGCAGCGAGCGCCGCCTCTAATATCTCTCCCTGCGTCTTGAGCGCAGACTGCATGGCGCGGATGTCGTCCTCCATGGGCTTCTGGAGGTCTGGCAGTCTAGTGAGCTTCTCACCTTTGTTTGCGTATTTCTCACGCACGGCAGCAATCATACGGCCAACCTCGTCGGCTGGCTTTTTGAGCTTCGCGCCGAGTTCCTTGATCTTGGCGATCTCCTCAGCCATTTTCTCGTTTGGCTTCTTGAGACTTTCTGCGAGCTTGTCCCACTCTAGACCAGCGCGCAGCACGCCATCGGCTGCCTGCTTTGTCGCCTGCGCTCCACCTGCTGTCGGACTTGCGCCCTGCGCGTCGCCCCATGACCCACTCGCGCCGTGTCCGGTGAACTTGCCGCCACCTGGCGCTGCTGCCTTCGCTTCCTCGGCCTTTTTCTTCCAGAGCTTCCAGGCATCGACGCCGAGCATGATGGCGGTGGTGACCAGCCCGATTGGGCCAAGGAGTGCCCGGAAAGCGATTCCGAGGCGCGAAAGTATCGGCGCGGCACCACCAAGCGCCGTCATGGCCGTACCCACGCCTTTGAGCGGGCTGAGGAGCGAAAGCGCAGACGGCAGGAGCCTGCCGAATAGCAGCACAACCCCACCAAGGGCAATGCGCAATGCGCCAGCGCCAAGGGCGAGGGTGGCGAATATGCCAAGCGCTGCGGACAGGTTGGGGAAGGCATCGACGAACGACTTGACGGCGATGGCCGCTTCGTTGATGTAGATCGCCAAGACACGCACCACCGGAGCGATGGTCTGCCCAAGGCTTGTGCCAAGGTTCTCCGCCGCGTCCTGGAGATTCTTGAACTCCGCACCAAGGGTGCCAAGGTCCATGGCGTTGAGCTTTGCCAGTTGCGCGCGGAAATCATCGGCGCTTTTCCCGGCGGTGTCCTGCGCGGCTTTGTACTGGTCGAGCTTGGCGACGAGCTTGCTGATGTTTTCGGTATCCAGGCCCTCCTGGAAGATCGCCTTCATGGCCGCGAAGCGATCCTCTCGGCCTAGTTCGGCGAGCTTGCCGAGAAACTGGTTGAGCGCCCCCTGCGCGT